TATTACACTTCTCAGGTCTTAAAAGCTGTACTGGTATGTGATACGCTTTCTTAACTACTGAATGGTCTTTAGAATAATGCACTTGGATAGCAAATTGTCCAAGCATCTTAGAGTCCATAATCATTTTACGAACACAGTCCTTATTGAACATGGTCATAAACTGAGCATACTGCTGAGGCTTTTTAGACGCATCTGAAGCGTTTAAACCTCTACCGTAAACCAATTTGATTATGTTGTTAATGATTGCGTTGTTGGTAGGCGAATAAGTGTATCTGTCTATCAAATACTGAAAGTAGTTATTGTCCTCACCATACATTACCCAGTCCTCACGTTTGCCTTCTGTGATAACTGGAGTTTCGTATTTAGCAAGTTCGATAAACTTGACGTTGAAATTATTGTTGTCCATAAGTTATGTATTCGTTATCGCTACTATGTGAGACGTATATACTTGCTCCGTTCGGTAGCTTGTTAACGCTAAATTCATTTGCTGGAATGTCAGTAACAAAAAGACGGTCGTAATAGATTATTTCGTCTTCTTCATTTAGTAGCTTAAAGTCGTAAACTCGGTTATTAAGCAAGTCGTCTGTGATGTCTACCTTAACTGAATAGTAGTACTCTTCCTCATTTACACCTTCTACATCATATAGAAAGTAAACATTGCGTGAGTCATCCCTAAGTACACACTTTGTGACTTCAGGGTCTTTTAATACTAAGCTGAATGTCTTAACCTCAGCGTCTGACGTTGTTACTATCATATATTAATAACTTAAAAAGGCTGAATTGTTTTGAAATAAAAAAAGGGAGACTAATTGCCTCCCTCCTTTTTAACCTATTGGTATCTTAAGTAGTAACGATTGTTGCACCACCAAATACAGCAGCTAACGTAGTCTCATCTGTACAGTCCAAGAAAGGAGCTGGGATGTTTTCCATTGCTGTTAGTGTTAAGTTATATCCGTTGAAGTCACCCATTGCAGTACCTGAAGAGATAGTACCAGCAGTTACGTCTGCACCTCTTTCAAGACCAGCAAGGAAGTAGCTTCCTGAACGTGTACGTACAACTACGTGAGGACGTCCATAAGCTAACAACTTAACTGTTTTGTGTGTTGTAGGGTCAAGAACTTTAAACTGAGCTACAATTGTTTGCTCAAAGAAAGTAGTTCCGTTGTCACGAGAAGTCTGAATAGTCTGCTCAAATGAGTTAGCACCTTTCAACTCCCATTTGTACAAGTCAGTAACTCCAGCTACATCTGTAATAACGTCTTCTAAACCTACTGATGAAGAGAAAGTAACGTCTGTAGGGTAGTTAATACCGTAATTAATGAAGTAGATAGCATCTAATCCTGAGATTCCGTCTTTACACGCTTCTAATCTACCGTTTGAAATATCACAAGCCATATCTTTTTTGTTTTTAAAAAAAAGGGAGGGAAGTTAGACCGCCCTCCCCTTCTTTGGTTTATTAATTAATTATAGAGTAGTGTCATAGATTACACAATCTTCTAAAATACCGATTTGAGTACCAGCAGTGTATCGCATAACGAAACGTACGTTTTGTGACCCGTCAATCATTGCCATGTCGATAATTTTTACTTCGTTTGCATCGTTCAAGATGCCAGTTCCGAAGAACAAGTTCTCAGTAGTAGTAGCTAACATTTGGTTGTTAGAAAGTCCGTTAGCAACAAAGATAGATACTCCGTCAAAAGACAAACCTGACCCCATTCCGTACCATTGTGTACCTTGTGCGTTAGTACCAGCAGCACCAACACCAGCAGCAGCAAATCCACCCAATGCACGAACATAAGCTCTAGCTACATTTTGAGAAACATATACTTTCAAACCTTCTTTACCGTACAAACGAGATGGAAGAGCATCAACTACTTTACCCATTTCGTCAATTACGTTAGTAGCGTCTACAGTAACACCACCTACAGACTGTCCTACAGGAATACCTGTTCCAGCTTCAGCTAATGCTTGAGTAAACAATCCGTCAAATTCTCCAGCTGTTGCAGTATCACCACCCCACAAAGACAATTCAGTAGCTTCAGAAACTTGTCCAAGCATACGAGCAATTAAGAATTGTTGGAATGATGGAGGAAGGTTGTCATAAGCAGAGTAACCCATAGAAACCGCATCCCAATCAGAACGGAAATCTTTCTTACAAAGAAGAGCGTTAACTTGCAATTCTTTAGGCTCAAGAACACGCTCTGTCAAAGTGATATCTCCTGTAGCAGAGAAGTCACAAGTAGCGTTAGCAATTAAAGAAGTGCTGTCAAAACGCTTCATTGTTTGCTTGTACTTGATGTTAGGGATAACGGTAACACCTCCGTTTTCGATAGTGTTTGCGCTCAATAACGCTGCACCAATGTACTTACCTGCTGATTCACCAGCGTAAGTAGTTGTAATGTCTAATGATGTTGGCATTTTATTTAATTTAAGATTTATTTCAATTTGTTTAACACTCTGTCAAGTGATGACATAGAACGGTTTTTAGCATACTTAAATACCTCAGCTTTTTGCTCGTTCTCAGGGTTGTACTGGATAGGCTTAATATCTTCTACAGCGCTTAACTCAGTAGCATTTTTAAGAGCAGCTAGTTCAGCTTTAAGTTCTTCGTTTTCTGCTTTGATTTTTTCGATTTCAGAGAAAAGAGTTTCTTTGATAATAGACTCGATAGTTTTCTTAGGCTGACGAGTTTCTTCACTCATCTCTTCCTCTACTACTTCTGTCTCAGCTTCAGGAGCTGGAGCTTCTTCTTCCTCTTCAGTCTCTTCTACTTTCTCTTTGATTTCAGCAATGATTCCTTCTTCTTCTACTACGAGAATAAGTTCACCACCTTCCATTTCGTACTCACCTACAGGCATAGGAACATTACCTTCTTCTGTTACGATAAATACCTCCATACCAGCTTCAAATACTTCAGCTTCGATAACTGTAGTACCGTCTAATAGACGTGCTTGTGCTAACTTAACTTCAGTCTCTAGACCAAGTAAAGTTTTTATTTGTTTGATTGCTTCGTTTGCTTTCATATTTATTTATTTATTCTTTATACATTTACTTTATTAGCAGCTAATTTCTTTGTATAAGAATCTATCTCTTTAATAGATGTACTAACTGTTTCTTTTTTGCTTTTTAAAACAGAGGATATTTCTACTCCTAATTCTTTAGCCATATTTTCAATATCTTGATATTTAGCATTAGCTTTTAAATATGCCTGTCCAGCAGCATTAAGTGAATTAATTATTTTTGCAGCTAAATCATTGTAATCTACTATAGATAATTCTGCTTTTGATTGAATATTTAAAGCATTTTCGTATTCTTTTTGAAAATCATCTATTAAAGCCAAATCTACCTTTACTTCGGCAAGTTCTACATTGCTTTCAAACTTGCTCAACTTGTCTAATACACTTTTATTCATAACTTATTAACTATTTGGTTTTTATTTGTTGCATTTTTAAGTATTTATGCAAATTGCTTTAAAATAAACGCAATGTTTTCTCTTCTTGTTTCTATTGAATCCATAATATCAAAAAGTGCAAAATTATCTTTAGAATCACTTGGACTTATTCCTAGTTCTTGTAAGGCTTTAACGTATTTAGATTGTACATCTTTACCTTTACTTTGTAATTCGACAATCTTTTTTTCAATAGTATCTGCGCTATTTAATGCAGGATAAAGTTGTTTCGTTATTTTGTCTAATTCATTTTCACTTTTTATAGCAGAATTGTATAAATCATTTAATTCTTTAGTTATTTTTTTTACATCGTCAATTAAAGCTAAATCTACCTTAACTTCTGATAGCTCAATGTTTTTTTCAAACTGTGATAATTTGTTTAGGATGTTTTTGTTCATTTTTTTATTTATTAATTATTACTACTTACTATATTACGCTCTACTATCTCTTGTGTTAGTACTACGTCTCCTTGTCCTTCTAACGAACCGATGCCCTGAGCTTGTAAGCTACCGTCACAGCAGTCTATATGGTAGGTTTCGTCTTCGCATAGGCAACCCCTACCTGAACTAGTTGGTGATGTTTTGCTTTCTGTTTTCATTAGTAGACTTTATTTAAAACGAATACATCCGAGTAAATGCTATTTTGAGCAGAGTTGCTACTCCACTGTGCAGTCACATTTAACGTATTAGGAATGGTTGTATTAAACGTAGTATTGTTGACCGTGTTAAAACCAAATCCCTCAGAAGTATTGTTAGATTGTTTAACGTGTAAGAAGTTACCAATAGTCACAACAGAAGCAGTTCCAGCTCCTCCTAATTGACGAATAGTGAAATCTAAAGATAATGACCAAACAGCATTAGTGGTTGCTGGCATTGTTTGTACTCCGCTATCAGCTAACACAACAGAACCAGCTTTTACTCTAATACGAAGAGTATCTCCATTCTTTGCCGACATTACCCCAGCAAAATGCGCTCTGAATGTGTCACCTACTTTAAATGCGTTTGCTGGTACAGATAAAGTTCCTACTCCTCCGTTAATTAATGTAGTCTCTGTAGTGGTTGCAGTTACAGCTACGCTATCTCCAGTCTGTGCAAATAGTCCGTAGTTTGTATTTGGAATTATCTCCTCTAATGTAGCAATTGTATAGCTTCCACTTGTTTTATCAGGAAATTCTAAAATCACAGCATTACCAGCACTGACATTTGTATTTTTTAACAATGACTCAGTATCTCCGTTATGTAATCCAAGTATTGCATCTTGACCAATAAAAGCATAAGTTGCATTTGGAACATTAGCAGTTCCTACCGCTCCTGAACTTATTTCAGAATAAAAATTATTTAAATCACCTACATACAATGTGTTTGTAGTATCTGCTCCCACATCGGTAACAGCTTGCAAATTTGGAGTAGGTATATCAATAACCGTTTCACCTGAAACATCCGAAGCAGTTACTCCTGTGCCTTCAAATTTTAATACAGAGCGTCTAGGTAACTGTGTGGATTCGTCTTTTACTGTGGTGTATGCTTGTATGTCGTGGTTGTCTATTTTAATCCATGCACCACCCTCAAATATAGCCCAGTCACCTACTTGCCAATCTGTTACTCCATCTAAATCTGTAGTACCAGCCGTATTAACTATGTAAAAATCTCCTGTAGTACCTTCTCCACTTTCTAAAATAGGAGTGTTCGTCTCTGCGTTCCAAGTACCTTGATAAATCAATCCGTCAACTGGAGGGATATTGCTATCGTATATTCTAATCCATTCGATACCGTTACCCATGTAAAGGATTTCATCCAAATAGACTAACGCTCCTATCTCAGGAACATAACCTGTCAAAGTGGTTACTTCCTGTACCTGCGTTAGGTATTGAGTATTTCTAGTGTTTCTACTCATGGCTTAGATAATTGAATACCTCCCCATTGTAAACCTTCTCTATTACTAACACCAATATACAACTGTAAATTATCAACTAATACCAATGCACCTACTTCAGGCTGTAAATTTTTAAATTCTTCTCCAGTAACGCTTTGAACTTGTAGACTATACTGTGAGTTTTGTATTCGTCTTTCTATTTGTCTTTCCATTATATTGATTTTAAAATGTTAATAATTTCGTCTATAACAGATTCGTCTTTTGATAGCTCAGTCTTACTTTCAAAATATCCCTCGATGCTAAAGCCTTTAATCTCACCTTCCTTAACCTTACTCCAAACCTCGTCATTATCTACCTTCATAGATATCATCCAAGTACCTACAGGCAAACTAAATCCGTACAGTTTAGATTTATCTTTGTCCTCGTCTTCAATTATCCAACTCTCTACTACACTCATTCCGTCTATCTCTTTCATGTGTTCGTAGGTAGCGTTATTCTGCTTGTTACGCTTTAAGAATAGCTCTGAGGCTTTACGAATTGTTTGACTAGAAAAGTAAATGTAAAACTCTCCGTTCTCTTTGTCTTTACGGTAAATCTGTTTGTTAGGAACTAATGCAGCACCCATCAATATTCGCTTCTCGTCATCTACAGATTTTAGCTCTACATATTGACGGTTTAAAGCTACCCAATCCTCTTCTATTGCTGGTGAGTTAACAACAGATACAGCATATACGCCTTGTCTGTCGATTTCCTCATTCAAAACCATTTCTACTATCTTCATAACCTTTTAACTTTTAATGTCTATAATGTTGCGTTTTGTACTCTGTTTCTATCTAAGCTCTGAGCAGTTGTTACTTCGTTACTTACTACATACGCTTGTACTGGTTGCTGACCTAGTCCAGCTAGTTGGTTAGCCGTGTTTCCACCAACTATATTGAACTCAGGAGTAGTTACAGAACCAGCTCCACCACTTGACGGAACAGAAACGCCTCCTCCAGCAGCAGCACCTCCTCCACCTTCAAATTTAGCCTTTGAGATTTTAGCAATGTTAGCAATACCAGCAGCTACAGCAATAGCAGCAAATACAGCTCCTAATATTGGGTTACCAGCAGATGCAAAAGCAGCCTGAGCAGATTTGTAAGTATCAATTGTAGCAGATGCAATACCAGCAGCTTTCTGAATATTAAAAGCTCTACGCTGTGACTTTTCACTCTTACCAGCAAATGCTCCAGCAAGTTGTCCAATCGCATCTAAACCACCTTTAACAGCATCTAGACGTTGACTAGCTAGAGCCTTCTCTCTTGCAGCTTGTTCATCTTTGTATTTCTTATCTACTGCAGCTAACTCTTCCTCTTGTCTAACTTTTAAAGCAGTAGTATCCATTCCGTACTGTTCAGCAACTGTAATAAGCTGAAAATACTTTTCGTTTACGGCATCTAACTCTAATTGGTTTTGAGATGTTGTAGCTTGTCTGTATTGTTCTGCAAATGCTTCCTCTGCGTCTAATGCTTCTTGTTGAGCTGCAGCTTGTTGTTCTGTTAACCTAGCTTGTTTCTCTGCTTCGGCTGTTAGTTCTTCCTGAGCATATTTCGTGTTTATGTTGTTTACTTCGTTAAGCTGATTCTCTTTTAAGATGGCAGTATCTTGCTTGTACTTTTGAGCTAACTTAATAAGCTCTTCGTACTTTTTATTTACCTCATAGACTTCACGCTCTTGCTCTGTCATATAAGACAAACGCTCTTGCTCAGTAAATTCATTCTGAGCTTCTCTCAATTGTGCTAATGCGTCTTTACGTTGTTGCGCTGCATCTGAAGCTCTTTGTTTAGCACGGTCAGCAGCAGCTTGTCTTTCCTCTTCTTCTTTTGCTTTTACAGCTTCATTCTCTTCCGTCTTTTGGCGAAGTGTGTCTAGCTTTATTTCATTTCTACGAGTGTTATTTTCTACCTTTAGTTTGTTTAAGTGGTTTTTAGTTTCGTTAACCTCCTTTTGATTGTTTCGTAATAACGCATCATATTGCTCTTGTGATGTTAGCCTAGCACCTAATGCTCTTTTATGTTCTTCAGAAGATAAAAAATCTAATCTTTGCTGCTGAATTTTAATCTGTTTATTCGTCTCTTTAATTAAATCTTCAGTACCTTCTTCTCTTATTCTAGCAATGTCTTTCTCACTTTTTCCTACAGCTTCTGCATAAGCAATTTCAGTATCTATCCGAGCTTCCATTTGCTGCTTATTTCTATCTATTGCAGCGCTTTGGTCATCAAAAGCCTTTGTTAGTTTCTTCTGTTCAGCTATCAATTGTTCTGTAGACTTGCCCATTCCATCAAATGCAGCAACAGCAGCAGCTATAACAGTAATCACAAGACCAATTCCTGTAAACATAAATGCTTTACTAGCGGCAGTCATTCCTTGAAAAGCAGTAACAACAGAAGTTTTTAAAGCTGTGAAAGCTGGTACAGCTTGTTTAATAGCATCAATACCTTGAGTCAGTGCCATTGCAGCCTGAACTTTTAAGATAGCTTCGTTCACCGCTTCGCTTTCTCCACCGAATGCAGACATAGCACCTTGTGCAGCAGCAAACCCACCAGCTGCACCACCTAATGCACCAGTAAGTCTTTGTGAAGTAGTCATAGCCATACCGTCTAAAGCCATGTCTACAGCTATTACTGACTGCTTTAATGCAGCAGCTTCAGCTTGTATCTTTCTAAACTCAGCAGAAGTAGTATCACCAGCTATAGCCATACGATACATTTGGTCTTCTAGTAGTCCGATTTTCTGACCTACATCCGCATTGGTAGCTGCAAAGAACTCTACCTGTGCATCAACCTCTGCAATAACACCTTTTAACCTACCAGCTTCTTTAGCTAGGCTCTTAAACTCTTCAGTGTTTTGTTTACCTTGTACTGCGAGTTGTGTTAACTTATCTTCTATCTCGGATATGGCAGCACCTAAGTCCATGTCCATAGTGTCCGCTAGGTTCTCAACAGTCTTGTCTAACTCAGTTAAATTCTTATCTAACTTGTCTACATCTAAGTTAGCTTTCTGAGTGTTTACGTCTATGTTTATCGTGTGCTTTTCCATTGAAACCCTGTCTTTTTATATTTTAATTCTCTCTTCGTTTGTTTAAATACATCCTTTACCGTTGTAGGTAGTTTGTATCTTCCTTTAGCTATCTCTATGTTGTCCGATTTTCCGTAGAAATCGTCAATCCGTAGCATATTTAAAATATCTGTTATCATGCTCTTGAAATTAAAATGTATTCTGTATCAGTACTGCCATCCGTAAACGTATAGTTTACAGGAATCTCAAATGAATCAGTTGAGCTATCTTCGTTTATTAAAGTATCTTCTCCGCTCTCATCACTTATGAATGTAGCATCCTCACCAACTACATTAAATAAGCCTCCTGTAAATGGCGGTAACTCAAAAGTTACTATAGTGTCAGTAGTAAATGTATTAGGAGTAACGGATATAACTCCCGTTCCTGTAATATCTATATCTCCTGAAACAGCTCCATCCATTACGTTAACACCTACAACTACTGTGTTAACATCAATTGATGGCTGTATAAACTTAGTTCTCCTTAACGCTCTAAAATCATGCAATAAAGTAAACGTCACCTCACCATTTACTAAGTTTGATTTCATATCATTTATTACATATCTCTTATCTCGAATAATTAGTCTGTCGTTTAGGTTTAAATCAGTAAGTATTCTTAGAGGTAGTACAGTCTTTACAGTTACCAATCTGTTTTTATTATTGTACAGATTTTGTAGGTAATTAGAGTAATAAGTTTTGTACACGCCCATGTCAATAACTTGCTGGTAGTAAGATGAGACTTCTGAACCCCAACACAAAGAATACAAATCACCGTTTTGAGTCCTTAGGTCTTGACCAAATAAAGCATAGTTACCTACGTTGTAAATTATAAATCCGTCATCAAATTTAAAGTCATCAGCTACTATATCTATCATTCCATTGTAATAAAGTAGAACTGGTTTAGGAACGTATGGCTCATAGTTAGGTGAGTCCTTTAAAAAGTAACCTACCTGAATATTTGTATCTGTAAATTTGTTAAACAAAGGCTGCTCAAAAGGAACTTGAATAGTATAGTCATTAGCATCTACATTAAAGTTGTAGTTCAAGTTTGCATAGGCTCTGTTAAAGAATCTTAAGAAAGCATTGTTCATAAATGATTCCGACTTTTGATAGTTGAAATCTATTTTTTTATATAGTGGTACTCTCTTAACTTCTATGTCATCTGTAGTAGTGTACTCCGTAATATCGTAGATAGTACCTCTAGCATACCAATCTTCTAAAGGCTCTAAATAGTATCTGTTGTCAGATACAGGATAAAGCGTTAAGTTAAATTGTTTAATTATTCCTGAGACAAAATCTGCTACTTTGATGTCAGGCATATTAGTAGATAAATTGACATCTCCCGACATAACAACAGGAGCGCAGTCTACTACATACGTTTGCTGTAATGTAGGAGCAGACGTAGCTGAACCACCGTAATACTCGTTATACAAATCACAAGTTATAGTTAACTCTGCTGAAGCCTTTACTTCAAAATACATTTCTGTTTGAATACCAAAAGCAGATGTGTTTATAGTTTCTACGTAATAGTCATTTACACCACTACCGCTAATGGTATTAACTAGCACTCCGTTTTTATATACGTCAATGTAGTAGTCATCAAAAGTAGTCACTGATAATACCCTGAATGTTAAAACGTGATATAGGATTGTCCCACCTGAAGAAAATAGGTTATAATCAAAAGGATAGGAAATAAAATTGCTAACTGAGTCAGCTACAAATGAAGATGTGTTAATATCATTAGTTATATCTACTCTTTCAGATGGAGTTAAAAAGGTAAACTGGTTCGTGTTTTTGCACATTAAGAATAACTTTTGAAACTGCTCACTTTGCAACCAGCTACCCTCAAATGTTACTCCATATGTTGACTGTATAGCTTCAAATATCTTTTCGACTTTAAGAGATGGAAACAGTTCTGTGTAGTCTATCCTACCAGTGTTTGTATCAATGTTGTCTAATGGTGTAGTAGGTTCATTGTATTGCCATACTCTTCTAGATGAAATTAAAGGATAACGGACATCGTAGTCCATTCCTAAGTCAGTTATTCTATTCAGTATTTCAGCACCTGAGTAAACGTGACTGTAAGCTGAGTAATCTAACATAGAAAGTTTATCTTCTCCAAACTGGTCTTTTAGCTTTGTAACTTCTCCGTAAAATGTAATCGTGTAGCTATCAGTAGCTAGATTTTTTATGTCCGACTTTTCAAGCTGAACCTTTCCTTTCCTAAATAAAATAGTGTCTATTTCTATGTACGCATCTCTACGTGAACTGTAATTTAAAGTAGAGTTAACTTCGTTTTGATAGAAGTGCTGAAAGATAGCGTTGTTTATAGGTGATGCTGGTACGGTAAAAGACTGTGAAAAGTCCGTCTTTACCTTGTCTAAGTCATTGATATTCTGAACAGATGAGTTGACCTGAATCTCTTCGTCATTAAACAGCTCTATTCGTTCACCTTCTATATATATCTGTACGCTTCTTTTCATTAGATGACGTTGTTTATTGTGTTGTAAGCGTATTCAAACTCTAAAGTGTAATTTGAGTCTTTCGTATTTAGACCTTTTAGCTTAGAAATTCCTTTTGTCTTTATTGTAGCTGGTAAGCCGTTAACTAAAATACGCTCACTCATAATTAAATCTGTAAGTACATCGTAGTAGTTTTCAGTTACACTACCAGTATTAACCTTAATTTTCTGTGAAGCATTTACATTGAAATCTTTACGCTGACCTTGAACTACAGAATAGTTAACTGAGTTCGCCATCATTAAATTATAAGCATTAGACTTTACCTCTATGTCATCAAATGAAGCCTTGAAGAAAAACTCTCTCTGCCATGCTCCTAACTTATTCACAAAGTCAATTACTACAGGCTCATATCTACATTCTGTCACTGGTCTAAATACCCAAGTAGCCTGAACAACATCCGAAGCGTTTAAAAGCTCTGTAGTGCATCCATCTAAATAGTAAGTTTGTGGTACTCTATAAACATCTGTTACTCCTGAAGAAGTAAATGGAATTGTAAATGTAGCTGCTGTTACTAGGTTCGTGTATTTCATCTTCCATCCACTAATAGCCTCAAGTGTTAAATGTCCAACTCTATCTAATGGGTTGTTAAAAAAGTCAGCGTTTGGATTGTAGTAATAGTTGTAAGTTCCCTCAGGTAAAAACCAACTTGTCTGCTGTGGGTTGTAACCCTCTACAAATAATCCGTAACCGTTATATGCTTTAAAATTTTCAGTGCCAATTAAAGAATAAGCTCCAGCTAGATTTTTTTTGTATTTGGTCACTTTCACATTTACCCATTGGTCAACTGGAGTGTTTATAAATCCATTGTAGATAGATTGGTTCGTGTTGTGGTTGAGAAACTCCTGAATGTACGGAGATATATTGTAAACCGTCTGCGTGTTTGTCGTAGATGGAGAATCCTTTGAAAGTATATATGTCGGATTCATAGGTGCAGAACCTGAACCTTGCCAAATAGTCAAATCAATTTTAGAACCTGACTGATTAAGTTCGTCTATGTTGATTATGTACGGTGACCGTGCGAATATTCTTGCCATTATTTTCTATTTATTTTTTCTACTGTTGCGCTCATCCAAGCCTCTATATCTATTCCGTATGCTGTGACTACATCCTGTGGTAATCTTCTCATCGCTGCCTCAAATGGTTTAGTCAAAAACAAACTTGGAGCTATACCGTTTTTCTGTATGTGCCTTGACAAAGCAAACTTTAAACTATCTCTAGTGATAAATTTACCTTTTGCATCTCTAGGTGCTAACCCTCGTTTCACTACCCACTTGTCAAAGTGTCTAGGGCTAGGTGCATTTTGTTTACCTCTCTTATAACGGTAGTCAGTTCCGCTATAGGTTTTATCTGTTCCGCTTACTCCTTTATCTACGAATAGTCCGTAAGTATCCATTTCAATCTCTACAGTGTAGTCACCTTTCTTATAGGTAACTTGACCCTTTAAACTATCATAAAGAGTCTTAGAAGAGTTCTTTCTTAACCGTGTTAAATTAGCTCTAGCCTGAGAAATAACATACTTCTGAAACTTCTCTAACTCTTTCCGTATTTGCTGTCCTGTCATCATTAGCAAATGCTCATGTCATTAGGTACGATTATATCCATTGTCGCTGTCCATCCAGCTAGATAGTTCTCAAACCTTTCTGTAAATGGCTGCATATTCGGAGTACCTACTATTTCCATTTTTCTAGATAGCTCACCTCTTATTAATACCTCAATTATTCGTGTTAAAATAACCATTGTAGTATTCAAAACGTCTATCTCGTTGTCATTGCCGTAAAAGATATTTGTAGTTTCGTCTTTTGCTATGTCAACTACATCCATCGAAATGATACTAACATTAAATGTAAACGTGTTAGATGAAGCTGTCACGCTGTTAACGATAATGTGAACCAAAGGAAACAAAGTCTGTTTGTAATTGTCGATGTCATCTAGTCCTCCCTGAGTAACCGTAGTCACCATTGGGATAGTTTCAATCTCTGCTTTTAATTCCTCTAGTAAATATGTGTATGCTTTCATCTTTTCATTTGTCTTTTAATCTCGTTATTCTCTAGCGTTACCCTTTCCTTTTCAAATGTCAAATACGTTAAACACTGATGGAGCGGTAAAGCGGTAACTGCGTCAAATCTTCTAACATCTCCTTGAGCGAGTTGATATACTGATTGATACCACCCCCATCTTTGGGCAAAGATAGATGTTGCGCTATAATCTCCTGTGGAATCTCCGTCAGCTCCTCCGCTAAATAATCCATCGTAGCGAGCAACAAGTCTCTTTTTAAATTCCAAAAAAAAACCTGAGCGCCTAAAGCTACATTCAATGGCATGGCTTTCATTACCTCTGCATAAGTAGCTGAAGTATGGTAGTCTTCTATTGTGTATTTTTCGTCTTTTCGTTTGACTACTGGTCGATACAAAACTGCCATAGCATTATTCATTGTCGACCAATCACTTAAATACTTCTCAGCATCTATGTACTCACCAAATGAGATAGACTCTAACTCAGGAACGAAACCAAACTCTACACCGCCCAACTCAAATCGCTGAATAAGGAATTTATCCTCTCTGAAAATAGCGTTAAACTTCTCTAATAGCTCTATAATTGACGTGTACTGAATCTTTAATACGTCAGATAAAGGAATCTTGCACAGACAAGCTATCAGCTTTCTAGAAGCAAAGTCTTCAGAATCATTCTCATCTTGGATTGACATGAGATACTGATACTGCTCTAGTGTGATATCTGCTAAACTGCTTGGAACGTCTATTGTTACCTTCATAATTAATTAACTTTAATTCGTGTTTTTGTACTTTGTTACCTTACGTGGTACTTTCCGTAGTGACTATTTATACCTAAAGTTTCCATTTCATGATACCTGAACGCATCAATAGCGTGGTCATTACCTCCAGCTGGTTTGTTTAACCTGACTCCAGTCTTATCAGTGTCCCAACAGTAAGACCTAAGTTCTTTAATTAGATTAGTACTGTTTGACGTTACTAAGTATTCATTTCGCTGCATGACATCAATACCGTAGTTGATTGAGTCCTTGCCTTTGGTTACTCCTTTTATGTTTATTCCGTAGCGTCTTATCTCGTCTATTGACTTAGGCTCTGCGCTATCAGCATAGACTATTACATTCTTAGGTAATATTTTAGCTATATCCGAGTTCAGCATTCCTGTACGATAAGCAAGTTCGTTTACTATCCTCTTTCCGTTGTGTGTATAGACTTCTATAATTGAAGTAGGGTCATTCGTGTATCCAAAGTCTAAGCCTATCCCTACAAGCCTTGCCTCTTTTGGTATTGTGTCAATGGTTTTCCAGTTTGAGAATACAACTCCCTCTAACATTCCTACTTGTCCCTCACCATATACTAACCACCAATTACGCCAGTAAGATGAAGTTTCAGCTTTGAGCTTGTTCTTTTCTATTTGGTCTACTATGGATTGGTCTAATGCTTCGTTATCCTTGTAGGTTAAAATTATAAAGTCTGCGTCAGGTTCGTCTTTTAACTCGGTATGCACCCAAAATTCATTAGCTGGGTTAAAGTCTAAGAATATTTCTTTACGTGTACGGATGGAAAGCTCATTGTAAGATTCAAAGGTTACGTTGTTACACTCGTTGATGTACAAAATGTCCCTCCTTGCTCCTCTAAGTTTGCTTGAATCGTCTGCACTAAAAAACTCAATAAATGAACCGTTAGCAAATTCGTATTTAAGTAGCGTCTTGTTAAACCTTTCGTCAACAAATCTATTAGTCCATTTCATTATCTTTTCAAAGTCTCTGAGCGCACCTCTACGAAGATGTGGAATAGATTCAGCTACCACAGATATCTCAAGATTTGGTTGTTTAATTGCCTTGTCGATAAGTATAGGTAAAATGCCGAAAGTTTTACCAGCACTTGTACCGCCTTGAATTATCTTGATTCGATTTTCTAACTTTCGAATCTTATTTATTGCAGTGGTTCTTTTAAACATCAATCAGGGAATAGTGGCTGCTCAATATTGGTTTGTTCTACCTGTTCTTTTAAATTGTTTAAACGCTGTGTAATTGATGCGTTATACTGTCCTACCATACCTCCTGTAATTTGGTCGTCTCTTATTTCTCTTCGTATACGTGAACAGATAGGTGAAAATTCTCCGTATGCTTTATTCGTATTCTTAAAATAATCTTCTACGTGTCCTACTTCATCCCAACAAAACACTTCAAATCCTTCCATTGTTAATGGTCTCTCTAGGGGTTCTGCTCTCTCTTCAAATTCTTTACCACCGTATACATATTTTATTCTTGGGTTCGCCTTTACGTCAGCTTTGTATCTTAGAAATAATTCATACAGTTGTTCGGGTGATTCTAGGTTTCTTGGTCTTCCTACTTTTTTCTTTTCCATATTAGTTGTTCGTGTTTATGAAGTGGCTTGTCATTGGTACAAAGTAAACGGTTTCATCCGTCTTCTCTACAAGTGGCGAATAGATTACAGGATATCCCATGTAGTCATCCATGTCTCCAGCAGCTTCTAAGTTTGCTTTGCCTATTACAAAACAGTAACCATCGTATTGAGCTAGGATGTGTTCTATTATCTCTTGTAGTTGTTCCTCAAACATTTTATTCTTCAGGGTTTAATCTTTCAAATGCAGTGTCTTTAAAAAACCAATAGCGTACATGGTCTTTAGCTCTTTGATTATTTCTTTTTTCTCTGTTCAATTGGGATATATTCGTCTTTCTGTAATCCCGATAGCATTTCTCTGATTTCTGTAAGTCTCTGTTCATCATAAAAAGAATAACATATAGCAGCTCTCTGCTTTTCGTCTTTATATTCGGAGTTCATTGTATCGTCTGCCATACATCTAGATACAAACTCTTCTTTACTTTCTGCTGGTTTTGGTTTTAATAACGGCATATCTTAATCGTTATATTGGTCGTACACTTTGCGTAGCTTATTCAAGTAGTTAACCCAGCACGATGAACACGTTGAAGGTTCGTTTCTCTCTTGGAAGATACGGTTGTATATCTTTAATAACTGCTTTTGTTGAGTTGGTTTTATTCTCTCTGTCATTGTAAGAAAAAATTCATGCAGATATTGGTGTTCGTCTTCCTCTAGGCAAAGCGGTTTCTTGTATGGGAATAACTCGTTTAACTTTGCTTTACGCTCATCGCAGTTACAATCCTCTCCGAGAATCCATTTAGCTACTTTAGCTATTCCTGTAGCTTCTAGTACTTTCTCTACTGTGTCTCCTAATCCTTGTGGTTCGGGTTTCTGTACTTGAGCAGCTTGAATTTCTGCTTTAGTACGTCTCTTTCGTTTTTTCTTCTCCATTGGTTTTATTTTATTAAGTGATAGTCTTCGTTCAGATAGTCTTCGTAATGCTCTCCTACATTCTCTTTCAGCCTTACTTTGCAGTTTTTAAGTGAGTTAAATATAGAAGACAGTGAAATATTTGCTCCTTTGCTTATATCTCTCATAGAGTCCGAGCTGGTAGAGTATAAACTAAACAGCAGTTGGTCATATTCATGCCATGAGTTAATCTCTCTTTTTATCTTAGTAGTTAGAATATCGTAGGATTCGTGTTTCTGTTGGTCAATTTCCTCATAAGATAAATTCCTAATCTCGTCAATGTCTACTTTGCAGTACTTGTTTTTTTGCTTGACGTATGTTAGATAAGTGTTTTTTAAACTTATCCAAATGTAAGCTCGGTTAGGTTCACCAGCTTCTGTTATGCACTTGCTTCCTGAGTTACTGTCGTAGAAACGTACGTACATTTCCTGTACAATGTCTTCAGCAAAGTTAGACTCACCAAATGAACGGACAATGTCTACCCATTCTTTGTGATATCTGCATAATATATCTGACCAATTGTTACTCATGCGTTTAGTTTACAGTGTAAATATAGGTTAAAAAAATAATCCCCCGACAATATGACGAGGGATATAGTTTAACGGTTGTATGTTAATTGCATCTCAGTGCATACATAACGCTCTATCTTTTTCAGTGTATCAATTGATACTGGCTTTTTAGATAAGAACCTATCTATGTTGTACTGGTGCATTTTTACACCTGTTGACTTTATGTCTTTTACTACTTGATTTCGTGTTTTCGTCAGCAGTATTAGACTTAAGTCTTTTCTTAACTGTTCGTCTTTTATATACATATCAGAAAGGAAGTCCGTCATTTAACTCTTGTAGCTTCTCAGATGTATTTTTAAGAGTTGTAGTTACGTTGTCCTTGTTGTATGGTTCTTGAAGACTTACAGCAAAGTATTTCTCTCCGCTCTTAGCTTCGTTAACCCACATAGATACTTCTATCTCTGTACCACCCCAATTTATTTTACCTCTGTAGTCAGGATGTTTTTCGTTCGTCTTTTGCTTGTTTTTAAAGATTGCTCCTTTGTTTACTTTTTCCATTTTACTTTGTTATTATTTGATTACTAAATCGGTTTTTAAGCGTTTAACCTTAAATTATTTTCTGTTTTTAATGCTATAACCTTAATCAAAGGTCAACCCATCTTCACTTCTTAACTCATGCAGTTTATCCCTTGCCTCATCTAGTGCCTTGTAAGCATCTTCAGATAAGTTTTCGTGTTTTAATCTATTGCGTAAATACTGGTCTAATTCCCATGCTAATAAATACCACTTCATTCCGTTAAGACACATCTCCATTTCTTCCTTGTCTTCGATGCTGTCAAACTCTATTGTTACTTTTGCCATTCTATTCTGATTTAAAGGTTTCGTTGTAGTACATTTCACCCGTAAAAGTGTAAGCATATGTAACGCAACTGCCTGAATTACTTTTTGTTCTTTTCTTATCGCCGTGTGCCTCAATTATTTGCTCTTTCTCCATTTGTTTGGCTTGTCTTATTATGCTATCCATCATTTCCCACGATAAATGTATACCAGCTTTTGTGGTTAGTCTTTCAACTTCACTATTAAGCCATTCTACTGCTGTTAACTGTTTTTCCATTCTTTCCATGTGTCAAAGTCTTTTAGTTTTTCTAATTGTTCCTTTTCTATTTCTTTCGCTTGTTTGATTTTATCCTTTAAAAAATCACCCATATTATTAACTCCTATTTCATTTTCAAGCCATTCTACAGCGCTTACTTGTTCCATAGTTCCGTGTAATATTCTCGGCATTGTTCTACTCGTTCTTTTATTTGCCAAATAGCGTGTTCGTCTTTTTCTACCAAGAACGCTTTTACTCGCTTGTCCTTTGGTATATGGCTAAACTCATGCTGTGAACGTACATCGTGTTCCGTTTCTTCACTAGGCTCTAGTTCTTTCTTTGCCCATGCTACTCGTCTTATCTCATCCAGTACAATGTCTTCAGGTGTATCAACTAGACAGTAGGCAACAATAGCGTTATGCTTTCCTGTTAATTCCATGTAACCTTGAAGCTGCCAGTAGTAGTCTTTGTTAGGTAAATCATCTTCAAACATAGGAAATGTCGTACCGTTCCAACTTGACTTAACGTCTACGATTAATGTGTCCGTGATTATGTCAGGAGTGCCAGTCAAATGGTCGTTTTCAAAGTACAACTCGTTCTTAAAGACGAAACCTAAATCTAAAGCCTGTTCTGCTAATTCAATAGCCATGTCTTCTACTTGGTTTCCTTTGTCTAAGTAACGTGAATTGATTTCTTTCTTTATTCCGTATTTGTGTTCTAGTACAAGCTCTTTAATGTACGTCTTTGTAGTGGCAGATAGAACCTCCCCTTTTGAACGGGGGGAAGTCATTATCTTACCTATAGCTGAACATCTAATTTTTAAGTCTTTCATTAGTATCGTAAATTAATTTTATTTCTTGAGCGATAGTTATAAATATCTTCAATTAATGTTTTATACTGTTCTCTAT